AAACAATTTAAAATGCTAATAAAATCAAAAAAATTATATAAAAAACATAAATATTATACTCGCAAAAATATATCATCTTATACACATAAAAAGTCAAAACATTTATTAAATGCTAGTAAAATATATAATATAAAAAATATTACACCTAATAAAGAGTTGGCACAGAAAACAGGTTGCAAAATATCAGCATTGAATCGTATTGTAAAAAAAGGAGAGGGAGCATATTATTCATCTGGTTCAAGACCAAATCAAACACCACAATCATGGGGATTAGCACGATTAGCAAGTTCAATAACTGCAGGAAAAGCAGCAGCAGTTGATTATGATATAATTAAAAACGGTTGCGATCATAACAAAAAAGCATTCATCTTGGCAAATAAATCAAGGAAAAAATATAAATACGGACATTCAAAAACACCAAAGACCAGTGTTTAAAGCTCTAAGCTTTGCGACTGTTTTACACCTTTTTACATTTAAAATGGTATGCTTAATATAAAAATAAACTGTTATTTTTATAACCAATTCTAAAACCTTTTGAGGTTGTTGTTTTATCTTCATCACACTGTAATGTAAATATTATATGTCTTAATTTATGATGAACAGTTCCGTTACATCTCAAATACCGAATATCAATGACTGTATATATTTTATCATTTAAAAAATATTTATCACCTTTTCTTAATTCTTCTACTTTCTTAAATATGTAATCGTTTGGCGTAATATCCATAATAATAATAATAATAATAATAATATACATTATTTTAAGTATATTTATTTTTTATAAATAAATGTGCCATTTTAAATCTTCAATGATGTAAAAGACTCTCTTTTATAGAAGCAATCTGCAACAAAAATGGGTCCATTGGGTCCGGATTATAAGTCAATATTCTATCCAATCCTATAATCTTAACCAATCCACCACAAATAAGTCCAAACCAATATATATTCAGGAAAAATAACCCAAAAAATATCATTATAACTATTTTATCACACATAAAATACTTGTTATATTTAGTTATATTGTCTAATAATTCAGTGTTACAAATGATATATTTATAATACAAATATATTCTTGTAAAAAAGAATGTGATAGCAAACAAGACATCGTTTAATGGTTGTATAAAGGCAGGTATACTAACAAACTTAATTATAGCTGGGTGTCTAATTAGATTCCTAACACTCAAAAATATGTTACTAATTTCGGCTAACGATAATACAAGTAATTCATTTTTAATACTTGGGCCAATTTCACTGCATAAAAAATACCAAGAAATAACAAAAATGAAAATAACATGATGAATTCCAAATTCTATTTTTGTAACAAAATATAAATGAATTATTAAATATATTAGCACAACTCCAAATAAATAATTAATCCATTTTATGTCTTTATTAAAAACATAAAATTTATACATGCAAAAACATGCATATAATGAAACAATTAGTGTTGTAATATATTGTAATGTTTCTTTATTAATTATATCAGAATTACTTAGTTCTGATTTTATAAAATTAGTCATTTATAAATATTCATCTATAAATAACTAACACATGAAACGAATCAAACCCATTTTATAAGGTTTACCGACTATGTATTTTAGTCCTTAATTCTTCAATTTGTAACAAAAACGGATCGTTTATTAGTGGTCTATACTCAAATATATTATAACCAATAAAATTAGTTAATGCCTTTTTAATTATAAATGTAAACCAATAAGTGTTCATTAATCCTAAAATCAAAATACATAATATGAATACTTTATCAATCATGTAAAAATTAAAATTTGCTAGTATACTAGAATAAAATTCAGGGTTAAAAACAATATGTTTATTAAACATATAAACTCTTGTATAACAAAATAGTGCAAAAAATAAGAATTCATTGACAGGCTGTATTTTCTTTAAAAAAGTATTTGCAATTGTATCTATATTTTTATTAGCCTTTAAATATGTTCTAATTATTGACCTTATACTCAAAAATATAGAACTAGTTTCTGTTAATAATGCTATCTGGATTAATTTCATTATAGATAGTACTGAATCGTTATAAGTAAAGCATATAACATTTAAAAAAATGCTAATTATATGATGTATCCAAAAGTCTATTCCAGCACCAAGATATAAATCACATATTAAATACAATGTGAATAAAAACCAAACATAATTATACCATATCATATTATTAGATTGCTTATGTTTATAAATTGCAAAACAACAGAATGCTGATATACATAATGAAAAAGTATCTTGTATATAAGGTTTAAAATCATTCATATCTATTTTATAATCAGTAATATTCATTTTATAACTAATAATATTTTTTATAACGAATTTATACTTATTTATTATTTGTCATTTTTCTAATTTTTCCATTTTAAAATTTTTTCATTCTACAAATTTATCGCCCAGTCCAAACTTTCACTAATGTGCCATGTATAATATTGTTTCTAAAATCAGCCAAATAATTATCAAAGTTATAGCCAAAAGACAAATGATGAGTTCTAATATCACCATAAAATGACTTAATTTTACTGAACTGTTTAAATTCATTATTAAATAACAATCCTAATATGCGCTCCAATCCACAACGGTCAGTGCGACACGTAATAGCATGCACCAAATTACTAATATTATACTTTCTTTCTAAAGTAGATAAAAATGAATGATTAATATAGCATTGTCCTCCAAAACATAAATTGAATTTTTGATCGTTCATTCCTAATATATTGATTTCATTACCAGACAAACGTTGTCTAATGAAAGAACCATTTTTTAAATATCCAGATATACGTAATAGATTGTTTAAATGTTCTTTATCGTAAGGATGGTGCCAGAAAGGCAATACCGGTATTTTAATTGATTCAAATGGAATGCGTTTATGGAAAAAAACACTGTCATGAATGATTACTGCATTATCAAACCATTTGTGTCTTAAATAGTAAATATATGGCAGCAGTTCACCTCTGCCAGGATACTCAGATTGTATTATTTCTAGATTCTTATAATTAAAATCAGACTTTACAAATGCATAATTGCTGTTATCATCAATAATCACTATTTTTTTTAAAGGATAATGAGTTCTAATCAGCTTGATATTATGATTCCAATATTTGTTAGTTTGTTCTGAATTAACATGTCTAGTAATTATAAAACCAAAACTCATTTATTATATTACATATTGTTGATATAATAAAATAATTACAAATAAAATAAATGCAAATATTGTTTAATTGATATATGATGGTAATTCATCAATGTTAATTACATCATCAGCTTTACCAATACTATTCTTAGATATAACAAATTTATTAAATTCAGGTCGCTCCAATTGTGCTACAGGTGTGTGATTATGAACACATCGTGCAATCATTTTATACAGTTTAAAATCAGGATAACGTTCAGCACCGTTATTTTTATACAAAACATTGATACCATTATCATCTACACACCAATCAACAATTAATTTAACAATTGGTTCACAAAATGCTAAATTTTTAATAGTGTCAATATCATCAACCACATAATCAAAAATAGAACACGCTAAACGACACAAATCAAAACTGAAATTGGGCTCTAATCGCGGCTTCTTATCATTAAAATATGGCTCAGTGTTATATTGTGTCGCAGCATCGCCACCAGTTTGAAAACTATCGCTGCAAAATGTCTTACCATTAAATTTATAAATGGCACGGCCAAAGTCTATTATTTTGAAGATTTTGCCAAAAGTAGGAACTCTATAATACTTCTTTTTGTAACAGTAATAAATAAATTTTTTGTTAGTATTAATGTACATAACATTATTAGTATGGAGGTCATTGTGAGTAAATGAAAACATCTTTTGGTATGTAATTAGAGTCATAATAATTTGCATTAGTGCTGAAAACCATTCGTCATGTGATAAATCGTTTGACAAGATTAAGTTATCAAATGTGTTTTCACAATGTTCCATACAGATTAGCTGAACTGGGAATTTTGGTAGTGTTAGCCATAAAGTTTCTTCATCTAAATCAGAATACTTGCTGCTATTATCATCGGAGTCATTTATACTATTAATACTATTTATACTATTTATAGCATCTATTTCCGAATTAGTTTCGGAGCCAATATTAATAGAACATTTTTCTCCTTTTAAATTATCATCTTCTAAATTATCATCTTCTAAGTTATCATCATCTAAATTATCAACTTCTAAATTATCATTATCATTTGTATGCGATGTTCTAGATGAACATGATGACCCAGATTTCAAAGTTTCAGATTTTTTAGTGTCAATATCAAACTCACTGGAATTCATAATATCAACCAATTCAACATTCATATTTTTTATGTCAGATAATGTAACTAGATTTGCTTGTAAATTTGTATTGCAAAAAATATTTTCAAAAATAGAATCATCAAATGATTTTATAGATAATACTGATTTATTTGACGAATTCATTATATTTAATGGCTTAAGCGGTTTTATGTCATCGTCATCATTTGTTATCAAATGCGAATAGTCGTCAACTTTAAACAATACATTTTGTTTCTTATTGAAAAAATCGGAATGAACTAAATAATCAATATCATCAATAATATTCAGTTTATAATTATTTTTAACAGCTAAAAATGACCCGTAATAGTCTAATCCGTGAGTAAAATTATGAGTATTTAAAAGATGACTAGTTAAAAATGAGAAAAACCCATCTACATATGCAGAATTGTTAGTATCAGATATTTTGGGATTAGTTTTAAACTCTTTGTCAATTGATGGTAAATTAAATAACTGTTCATCATTGCAATTATATTTACCTACAATATATTTGAATGGGTCTAATAATGGCGCCATTTTAATAAATACTTTTTGGTTACTAGTGAACTCGCCATTTTCATCATTAATATTTTTAAGTTTGCATGTGTAGACATTTTCATTATGTAAATCATCATTTAAATTTGTATTCTTTTTTTCATTCTTATTTTCATTCTTTTTTTCATTCTTCTTCTCATTCTTTATATCCGATATAGACCATAAATGGTTTAAATTTATAGCATTATAATTTGTATTGTTTAATGTGAAAAATCTGTCATAAATAGGGATATAATTTTGCACTTGGTCAAGATTAATATATTTGTTAGTTTGAAACTTGCTAAAGAGATTAATATTCTTTCTTTTTTGATAATTAACACTAAAGGTTGATGTTTTAGTTGGTGTTGTTGCCATTAGCTAATAAAAATATTAATAATAGAAAGTTTTAACTCATTTTTTCCTAAACAACTAACAACTATCAATATATATAAAAATATTTTTAAAGATTTGTTATATTTCATTTAACGATTCATATAATTTGCGTTTAACAAAATAATTCTTTTATAAATGTATAAATATAATGAATTTAGAACTAAAGCGGTTTGATATGAAAACTATTAGTTTCAAGCCAGATGAATCCAAAGGACCTGTTGTCGTTTTAATTGGTCGTCGTGATACTGGTAAATCATTTTTAGTAAAAGACTTGCTATATTATCAACAAAGTATTCCTATTGGCACTGTTATTTCGGGAACTGAAGAGGGCAACGGATTTTACGGAAAATTGGTGCCTAAATTGTTCATCCATAATGAATATAACACTGCAATTATTGAGAACATTTTGAAGCGACAGAAGCAAGTTTTGAAACAGATTAAGAAGGAAATGGAGCAATTCAAACGCTCAACAATTGACCCTAGAACTTTTGTGATTCTGGATGATTGCTTATACGACAACACGTGGGCACGCGATAAATTAATGCGGCTCCTTTTTATGAATGGTGAATGGTTTGCCAAAGTCATTTCAAAAGAATGGCTAGTATATTTAGGGTATTTAACCCTTTAATATGCGACACGTCCAAATTGCGGAGACATCTTGATTAAGAACTTGAACAGAGTTCTTTGAAGGTTTATACTACTAAACGGCTATAGAAATATAGTCGCGGTTCATGTTAACTACATGAAGAATAGTAAAAAGGTATAAAATAGAGACAACCCGCAGCTAGTCATCTAAGTCCGATATAGTAAGGATATGATGGCAGTTCAACGACTAAATGCCCGTGGGGTTGAGTAATCTAACTAATTACGATGATACCTTAAGATATAGTCTAAACCCATCCGAGAGGATGTTATGCCCATTTAAAAAGCATAGATTTTATGATTTCAGAAGGAAATGTCTGAATGAAAATGGTATAATTGAGACACTGGAAGATAATGCTAATCATCACAATGCAATATCCTCTAGGCGTTCCACCTACACTAAGAACAAATATAGATTATGTTTTTATTTTGAGAGAACCATATATAGCAAATCGTAAGCGAATTTACGAGAATTATGCTGGTATGTTTCCTACTTTTGAATCTTTTAGTCAGGTCATGGACCAATGTACTGAAAATTATGAATGTTTAGTGATAAATAATAACTCCAAATCGAATAAGTTACATGACCAGGTTTTTTGGTATAAAGCAGATAACCATAACGATTTTAGATTAGGTTCCAAAGAATTCTGGGATTTATCAAAAGGATTCAATTCTGACGATGAAGAAGAGAAATATGACCCTGCTAATGTAAAGAAGCGAGGTCAAGGACCCAAAATTAGCGTAAAAAAGACAAAATGGTAATCAACTTTTCTTATGAAATTGTAAAAAGTTGAGCAAAACTATTAAAAGTGCTTTTATAAAAAAGTGCTTATTAAATAATGAACGATTTTTATATTAAAACTGCTTTTATAAACAACTGCTTTTAAATAAATAAGCAAGAATATTGATTAAAAACCTAATTTTATATCAACAACAGGTAAAAAGGTTTATAAAAGAGAAGAAAAAACGCACGCATTATTAGCAACATGGGATACTATTGCGAAAGCAGCTGTATCTGAATGTATTTCTACCGCTAAAATGAGTAGATGTGTTAAAAATAAAATTATAATAAATGATTATTATTATAGTATTATCTAAATTGTATTAAATTATATTCTGTGTATAATTTAATAATACTATGGGTAAAAGTAATGAAGAAATTCGCTCTTTTTTAAGACAATGTCTTAATATATTTGTTATAAAAGCACAAAAGAAGTCTCCAAATATAATTAATGATTCAATTTATAATAGTAATTTAGATAACATTATAAATTATGTATTAATTCGTTCTGAATACGACCCATCAAAACAATATTTAGATGTAAATTATTCAGAATTAGC